GAGTATGATCATGCAGGGATTGAAGCGACCATTTGGAGAAGCCGCAACAGCCTTGATGTCCTTAAAAAACTTACGAGCAGCCGGTTTACTACCAGTAACTCCTTTAATCTGCTCAGCGGGTTTACGCAAGGTCTTCATCTCACTTTGTTGCTTATCAAAGCCAATAAGTGTGTTACCCTTAACTAAGAGTACCTTGCTATACGAATCCGCAATGTAGTGATGCAGTTTACGCCGCTTGGTATCATAGACCCAAGCTTCTTCACAATTATGCAACTTGACCGGGGATAGCCCAACCAAATCTAGTTTCAATGCTGGATCAGTAAATGCCTTGAGATGTTTAAGCTTAGACACAATCTTTTCGACAGGTACTGCTTTGCGCTTGCGAGGTGCCTTGCTAGCCTTCTTTACAGAGATATAACTATTAAGATCATTTAGTACCTTATCAATATAGCTGATAATATTTTTAATTTGTGTTTTGTTGAATTTAGCATATGCTTCTTTTAGTTGCACATCTTTGCCCTTAAGTAACTCTTCAAATTCTGCTTTGCGAGTTGTCCAAGGATTAATGATCAAACTAGTGTGTTGTGGAAGAATATTGCGTTTACTAAATTCATCCATTACTTTGATAGTAAAATCTTTCTTTGCTCCGGCTGCTAAAAATTCATCAAAGTAACCCTCTAACTCTCCACCTGCTTCTGCGGTGCGCTCACGCATAATCTCTTGCACATTGGGGCGATTGGTTACTAGTTCATCAACCTCAGGGTCATCTTTATTAATTAACCCAATCAACCGAATGATTTCATTTTCTAAATTTGTAGTATGAACTTCAGTCAGGGGTAATCCTCGCAAGCTACAACGTGCTACCCAGCCGTACGTTGATACAATCAGAGAATCTGGCACTTTACGCACATATTTTGCGTCTCGGATTCGGTTGTTATGTTCCAAATATTCAGCAAGAAGTTCTTTGGCTTCCTTATTGGAATAGAAGTAATTATACCAATTAAGTGCGCGACCCAAAACGTTTTGGTATTCTTCAGTAGTTTGGGGAGGACCTGCAAAAACGGGCTCATTGCCCAAATACTTAGTATGAGCATCTTTTGGCTTTAATTCTCTAATCTCTTGTTTAATCAACGGCTTAGGCATAATCAACTCCAGTAACATTTCACAGATTTATATAGTCTAACAGAAGTAATACTTAATGTCAAGATAGCTGTCCCGAACTAATATACGATAAATACTCTTACAATGCCACGCTTAAGTTTATACCATCCCACTAAAACCCAAGACTATACTTTCTTTGATAGAAATATAGCCGAACAATTTACGGTTGGTGGAACAGATTTGTATATACATAAATATCTAGGACCTAGTAATCAAGGTCCCAGTACTGACTATACTCAACCGCAGTATGATACTCTAAATCCTCAAAATATTCAAGATTTGTTATTTTTAGAGAATAGAGATCGCACATATGATACTAGTATATACAGATTACGCGGGCATTACAGCGTGCAGAATTTAGACTTTGATCTAAGTCAATTTGGGCTATTCTTAAACAACAATGTCATCTTTATTACCGTTCACTATAACGATATGATTGAGCAAGTAGGTAGGAAATTAATGGTTGGTGATGTGATAGAATTACCACACCTATTAGACTATAACCCATTAGATACTAATAAAGTACCGGTGGCACTAAAGCGATTCATGCAAATCACCGACGCTAATTGGGCCAGTGAGGGATTTAGCCCAACGTGGTATCCTCATCTTTGGAGAATCAAATGCGAGCCACTAATTAATAGTGAAGAGTTTGCACAAATTCTTACTCAACCTACAAGCACAGATAATTATCTTGGTGTTTTTGATCCTGCAAAACCTTATCCACAGGGTTATGTAGTAACATATGGTGGTGTAAATTATACTTCACTTCAACCTGTTCCACCTGGCATAACTCCTCCAAATGCTACATATTGGAAGGTAGATACTGATCCCACACTTAGCACTATATTATCTACCTATAATACAAATATTGCTATTAATAATGCAGTACTAGAAGAAGCTCAGCGGGTATTACCTAAATCAGGGTATACTACTAATAATCTTTATGTGGTACCAACTTACGGTGAATTTTTAACTACTATTAATGGAGATACGGTTTTCACTAATAAACTTGGTCAACCTGCACCACCAATTGATCTTTTAGTATATACTCAGGGAGGTGCCGCTGCCACTGTAGGTACAATTGAATTTGTAAACAATCCTAATTATAAATTCTCTAGTCCTGTAATCCGAATAGCTAAGGAAGCATTAGACAATCTTAAAAAGAATAATGCTAAGATAGATAAGTTTGTACAATCACATTTACAAATGAGAACCATAGCAACTGAAAAGATTGGTGCAGGGTCGGGATTTGTAAGTGGTCAAAAGATATTAGAATTTGAATCTTCCCCTACCATCATTACAGGACCATACGGTACTGCTGATAATACATATGCTACCGCCGATCAAAATCCAGTAGCGCCGGGATTCACTGGCACGATAACTCAACAAATGGATTATCGTGCAGATTGCGATCCTCGCTTTCAGTATATTTCACGGTACTCGCCGCAATCATTTGGATATCTAACTGGGTATCTTACTGGAGATGGTACAGCTCCAAATGGATTCCCAGTTAACGGCGATATGGCTATGGCAGCTAGATTGGGAGGAGCGGGCATTAGTTTCCCCCCAACTCCTGCTGTAGGAGATTATTACTTACGTATAGACTATCTACCACAATTGCTATATAGGTGGGATGGTTTATTATGGGTAAGAATAAGTGAGAACGTAAGAACTGACACCGGCTTCACTGCTGGTGATAAGGCGTTGCTATCCAGCTTCATTAACGATTCAAACGTAACCAAACTTACAAATGGAACAACGATCCCAGAAGCACAGCCGTTATCAACTATACTGGCGCCACCGTTGGCGCCGTTGCCACCTATCATTGATTAGATGTTCCATATTTGGTAGCTTGCACCAACACTAAATACACGAACAGCAAGGGGTATCACATTGGCACAGTTCTTCTACGATTCTCAGATCCGCCGGTTTTTAATTCAATTTGCCAAGATTTTTTCAAATTGGTCGGTTACGTACGGCAATGATCCTGCAGGTAATCCTATATTAGTTCGCGTACCTATCATGTACGGTGATCAGAGTAGACAGGCTGCTACGGTGATTGCTAATAACACACCTAGCAATTTACCAACTGCGCCTATGATAACTTATTATATTAGTGGGCTAGAGTACAATCAAAAATGGACTCAAAATCCTACATATGTAGACAAACTTGAAGTTAGGCAGAGACATTATAATGAAGATACTGAACAATATGAGACTACTCAAGGACAAGCATTCTCTATTCAGCGTTTAATGCCTGTACCTTATACGCTAAGAATGAGCGTAGACTTTTGGACTACTAACTATAATCAAAAATTACAGTTAATTGAACAATTAGGTACTCTTTTTAATCCTGCATTAGAAATACAAAGTACGGATAATTTCATAGACTGGACTTCGCTGAGTTCTGTTTTCCAAGATGGGCTAACATTTAGTAGTAGAACCATACCTGTTGGTACAGGTAATCCTATAGATGTGATGACATGGAAATTCTACATGCCTATATGGATTAGTACATCTTCTAAACTGCTTAAGATGGGGGTTGTTGAAAAAATTATTATGTCTATCTTTAAAGGTAATGCTCTACAAGATATGCAGAATGATGATATGTTATTAGGTACTAGATTGAAAGTTACACCATACGGATATAAAATATTATTGCAAGGCAACATGTTACAACTACTACCGGCAGATGAACCATTTAATCCTCCTAATACTGATTTGTATAATGTAACTCCACCTGACACAAGTTTATATTGGTCTAGTGTATTGAATGTTTACGGAACTATTAAACCTGGTATAAGTCAGATATGGTTAGAGAATCCTTATATGACTACTGACATTGTGGGTACTATTGTTCCAAATCCATTAGATGACCGATTTTTGATCTATAATATCGACCCAGATACTTTACCACAAAATACTTTGGCTCCTGTTACTGCTGTAATAAATCCTCAAGTAACCGGACCCAACGCAGGCTTACCCGGGCCTGTTCCTGGTGTAAGATACTTGATTGTAGAACCAATTGGCGCACCTGACAATTCTACAGTATCTTGGGGAACTGTAGTAGCAAATGCTAATGACATTATTCAATACACCGGTACAGAATGGGTTGTGTCATTTGATTCACAGGCATCTACCAATACGCAATTTGTTACTAATTTAGCTACTAATATTCAATATAGATATGCTCAAAATATATGGATGAAGAGTTATGAAGGATGGTATATGGCCGGTGATTACTCTATAGTTATATAAAAAAATATGACCAAGGAAATTATAGATAAATCATAGTATGAATACTTCTGCAGGTATCTTCTTTTATTGCAACAGCACAAGGCGGTTTTTATATCTTTTACGAAGCGACAAAAATTACACTTGGAGTATACCCGGTGGTAAGATTGAGCGCGATGAAGCACTATTAGAAGGTTTACGCAGAGAATGTGCAGAAGAGATGCAGTTCTCCGCTATAACCAAACTAATTCCAATTCAAAAATTTGTTAATAATACTTTTACGTATCACACATTCTTTTGTGCGGTAGAAAATGAATTCATACCTATATTAAATAATGAACATTGCGGATATGCTTGGGTGGGTGAAAATCAATATCCTAAACCACTACACACAGGGCTGTTTAGTACAGTCAACATTGATTTAGTGCAAGAAAAACTTCAAGCACTTATAAAAAATAATTACACACCAAAAAGCTTGCTTACTACATGAAATCCTAGGGCGCCTGCCACAGCAGCGCCGCCCATTACCATCCATTTCCATTTTTCTAATTCAGCAATTTTTTTCCCTAAGGAAGAATGTGCGGCAGCACTACTAACTTGCATATGTTCTATCATACCTTGAGTGCTGTCCGCATGTGTTTCTACAGAATCACGTAAATCACGAATATCCTGCTTAATCCCGTCAAACTTCTCGTCCAGGTTTTTCACCTGGACTTGAAGAACTGCGATATCAGTTTCGGCTTTCACTGATTTAATCTTAGTGATTCGTGCTGTTGCTGACATGATTATTAAGCGTTGTTTACAGTTACAATCGGATTGCTTGGCGTATAGAACTGATTAGCGGGATACGCTGTATTAAACGATGCAATCACGTCAGGGTTAGCAGTCGTTAAGATTGCAGTACCTGTACCAGAACCAGTACCAGTCGCAGTGAATGTAACACCTGTGATATTACTTGCTGCACCAACTGCTGTCCAGTCTGTAGTCCCAGAATAGTAAATTACATACTGTGTACCTGTTACTAATGAACCAGGTGCGACTGTTGTTGCAAACAATTGTGACTGATAATCGTTCAACGACTGCACATAGACTGTCGCAGGAGCTGATGTGGTTGCAGTAATAGACATCGTGTTTGGCAACAATGCTGCGTTAGCAACGTTTGCTGTATAGCACTGTGCTGTTAAACCAGAGGTCGAGCCAGTAACTAAGTATTTGGTCTTACCCTTCTGACGAACGATATAACCTGCTTCTTGATTTGCATAAACATAATTAACTGGTGTCGCATATGTTGTTGTAGCATTAGTAGCAAAGTTTCCTGTGTGTTGATTTAAGTTTGATGTAATTCCGTTGATTGTTGTCATTGGAACATTTGGGCCAGCTGGATTTGCTAATACTGTAAAATGAGTTGCATTTGCAACTGTACCTAAATAGTATGGGGTATTGTTTACGATAGGACCAAAGCTTGCATCAAACCAAACGACACCGGACGCTAATGTTTGTGCATTACCAGATGTTACAATAAAATTACCTGTAGCAACCGTATTAGTAATTGCAAGTAAAATACCTAAATCTACTGTATCAACTGTACCAAGAGTAATTAAGTCAGTAGAAGTACCATTGATATTTGCTACGTTTGCCTGAATCACTGTACCTGCTGCTATGTTAGCAAGCGAGTCAACTGAAGCAAAGAATTGTGAACTTCCGCTGTCTGTTGTAAGTCCACCACCAGCCATACCATTCTGACCAATTGCAACTCTAACTAATGTTTGCTTACCGTACTGTGCAGTGTTACCACCTACAGCACCAAACGATGCATTAGAACCCGATGGTGCTGATGTATTTGAGTTATTTGGATTGCTGAATGCATAATCAACTAAGCCAACTGTTGCCTTAACAGACTGTGCTGATGTAGTTGATAATGTTGCAAGTACCTGTGGCTGAACACTTAGTTGTGTAGTTGACACGGTAAATGTATGATTGCCAGTAATAGCATTAATATAATATGTTGTGCCGCCAGTTAATCCGCCGACTGTTGTTGCTGGAATAAAGGGCATACCTGCTGCCACACCAACAGTTGGTGCTGTAGTCAAGTTTTCTGTTACCGTTACAGCAGCTCCTAAGCCGGAACCTGTTGCTGTAATTGTTAATACTGTTTGCGATTTAGCGATTTTTAAAGGACGTCCCATTTGATTTTCTCCTGTAAATGGTGTGGGTTTTAGCCACTACGCAGTGGGTACTGCATAAACTCTCACTATGAGAGCGTATGAACTTATTTATCAATAACTTATATTTTTACGTTTTGGCCCGGGCTAAATCAATACCCTATAGCAAACCAATAAAGTGGTACACCAGAACTGCCACCTATATTCCAATTTGATGACATTATATAACTAAACCCAGTAGCAGAAAGTCCATTTACTGCTGTCACTGAAGTAGTTGCGGCGGCGACAGCAGTACTCTGTGCTAATAAATATGGTTGAAGTTGAATGTTAAGACACGCAGAAGGGAATGCAATTCCTCCCAATCCAGCAAAAGTTACAGCATGAAATTGACTATCGGTTTGTGCAGGAAGAGTTCCCCACTGCATAATTATACCACCGGGCAATTTTTGATATCCTACAGAATTGACACCAGATGCGAATTGTTGATTGGTTCCAGTAAAGTTTGATGTGGCTAACGCACCAACTGTGTTGTAACTAATAGTTTGGGCAGCAGAACCGTTGAATGTAGTACCTGACGCTGCACCAGTACCGCTGTTACTGAATGTTACCGCCGACTGAACTGACCCAGCAGCAGTCGCGCTAGCGACTGTGCCCGAGACATTAGCTCCTGCTACAGCGTTAGCCGTATTTGCAATTGTTGCGTGCGTTGCATTAGCAACATAGCCGCTGACATTTGCTCCAGCTACAGCATTTGCTGTTGTTGCAAATGAGACTGCACCTGCTACGTTAGCACCAGCTACAGCATTTGCTGTTGTTGCATATGTAGCTAACGGTATAGCACCAACTACATTGGCACCAGCTACAGCA